TTCCCGTGTTCCAGGATCGCGACACGGTGGGCGTTGGCGATGCCCTTGTGCTGCTCGTTCCACCGGTCTCGCAGCTCGTCGAACTCGGTGTCGCCGAGGTGTCCGGGAACCTCGATGATCCCGCCAGGCTCAGCCGAGTTGAGGAAGAAGTTGCGGTTCCACTCGGCGCTGTAGCGGGCCGCGTCCAAGTCTGTGAGCAGCGCCTGCACCGGACCGATACCCCGGTAAGGGTCTTCGGGGTGGGGGGTGCGGATGAAGATGACGTCGTCCTTGCCGAGCGCCACCTGCTGCCCGTCCGGCCCGGTATACATGTAGCCGAGGAGGAACTCCTCCGGGTCGGGCACCGGCTGGATACGGTCCGGGCGCACCGGCCACATCTCCAGCGGGATCTTCACGCCCTCGACGCGGCCGATCACCCACCACGTCTCGCCCGTCAACTGCTTGTGCTGCGCGCCGGCTTCGACGAACTCGGACTGCGTGTAGAAGCGGTTCGGCCGGTTCCACAGGTCGAGTGCCGCGTGGCTCGTAACCGGGGTGCGGTCCTCCTTCAGCCCGGACTTCGCCTTGCGGAAGAGTCCCCACTCGACGCCGGCCTCGGCCTTGGCGGTGCGGTTGACGATGGCGAAGACGGTGGAGACGGAGCCCATCGCGTCGAGCTGCGAGGTGACGCCGCGGTTGGAGCCGAAGATCCCGCGGCCGTAGGTCTGGCTGCGGGATGCGAAGGGGACGGGGGTGGAGGCGGTGTTGGCGCGGTTGAACAACGCACCGAGGAGGGGTTTCGCCACGGGCCCCTCCTTGCTGTCAGCGGCTGAAGTGCCTCCCGCTTACGACGAGAAAGCTCACTCCAGCGGCGGCCGTGCCTGCGATCAGGCTCCACATCATGGCGGATCCCGACAACAGCATAAGCCCAATTGTGTCAAGCGCAACCGGCATGGAATTATTCAGAGTGCTGTTCCACCTGCGGTTACGCTCTTTCGTCATGGTTTGACCTCTCATGTGGTGGCGTACTGCGTGTTGTAGAGAACCTACAAGTCTCATCCAAGCCACCTCACCCGGGTTCGCCCCGCCGCGTAGAACGCGAGCAGCAGAGCATCCGCGTTGTCCGGGCTCCGGCCGAGCCGCTTCCTGATCTCGTCCTTCGGCTCGACCCGGATCCGCCCCTTCGGGTCCACGTCCCACCGCGGCTCCAGCAGTTGAGCCACCGTCGTGTCCGCGTTGTCCATCGCAGCCAGGTCCCAGCCGCGGGACTCCGACAGGCCACGCCCCAACTCCCACCAGAGTTCGGCCCGCAGGTTCATGAACTTGTCCGGCTTCGACGCGGCGTTCGCCACGTTCACGGCCATGACATGCGCCTGATGCTCACCCCGGCCAGCCGCGTTCCGGAGCTCGCCGATCACACCGAATCCGATACCGATCGAGTCGACCTTCACCGCGGTCGCCCCCGACTCACGGATCGCCTGCATCACCAGCGGCGCGATCTGCTCCGGCCGGTCCGTGTGGGCCCGCCACTCCCGGCCTGCCTGGATGCCGCGGCGTTCGCGTATGACGGTCTCGTCTCCGCCACCGCCGACGTCCACGCCGAGCTCGACGGGCAGGAGTTGGTCGGCGGGGGTGCGCTGCTCCCTGGGGGTGCGGCAGGTGGCGATGTCGGAGCCGCGGACGACCTGGTTGGGGCCGTCCTCGGAGAACTCGCCGAGCACCTTGCTGCGGTAGACGGGGTTCTCCTCGCCCCACTCGCGGGCCTTCTCTTCCACCCACTCCCGGCCGACCAGGGCCGCGGACATTTCCGTGGGGACGTTCTCGCCGGTCAGGTTCGGTGAGTCGAACGCCGAGATGGCCATCTGGTGCCAGCCCGACCCGGGGGTGCACACCCGGCGGAAGTGGGAGGCGGGGTTGTCGGGATTACCGATCGCCACGATGCGGCAGTCCGGGCCGGTAGCGAGCGCGTCCGCGGCAGTCCACAACTGCTCGGGGATCCCGCACGCCTCATCCAGCACGACGAGGACGTAGCGAGCGTGGATGCCCTGGAAGCCGTCCGTGTCCGTGTCCGCGGGCTTGCGTCCGTAGCCGACGAGTTCGTCGTCGATCAGCCACTCGGTCTGGTTCACCCGGCCGGCGAGCTGCCCGGCCCGGTGGTGCTTGCGGATGTACCGCCACAGGATCGCCCGAACCTGGGAGAACGTGGGTGCGGTGGAGACGACGAAGGCTTCGCCGGGTGGGTGGGTATCGAGCCACCAGCAGGCGATCAGCGCGGCCGTCCACGACTTGCCGACACCGTGCCCGGACCGGACCGCGACACGGCGGTGGTCGCGGACCGCGTTGAGGATCTCCCGCTGCTTCGACCACACCGTCTGATTCAGCCGCTCCTCGACCCAGCGGACGGGGTGCGCCCCGTACTTCGCGGTCCTGCCGGCGAGGGCCTTGTGGTCGACGAGGGTCTTCAGCTGGTCGCGGAGGATTTTCAGCTGGCGGGTGTCGCCGGCACGGACGAGCTGGTTGATCTGCGCGCGGATCCGCTCGACGTCAGGTGCCGTCGTCATCGGCGGTCGCGCGGTTGAGGAGGGCGCTGATCTCGTCGCCGAGTTGCTGCGCGTCGACGCTCACGCGGGACGGGGCGTCGAGGCCGAGGAGTTTGCGGTAGGACTCGCGGACTTTGACGAGGCGGTCGATCGCGGCGAGCTTCGGCCCGTCGTCGGGGAGGGGGTTCCCTTCGTCGTCCTTGATGACGCGACCGTGGGACACGGTGACGTGGTCGCGGAGGAGGACGTCGAGGGCCTCCTCGTACAGGGTGTCCAGGCGTGCGGCCTCGCGGGTGACGAGGCGTTCGGCCGGCTCTTTGACGACCTTCTCGATGGCGCGGCGGATGCCTTGCCTGGCGTGGGTGCGGTCGTGGTAGCCGAGTTCGTCGGCGATGGCTTGGAGGGTCCAGCCCTGGTCGCGGAGGTGGGCGGCTTGGCCGTCGCGTTGTGCGGTGGTGTAGCTGGGGGCGAAGCGTCCGTTGCCGTCGCGGGTTTGGCTGTAGCCGTCGGCCTCGCCTGGGGGTTCGGCCGGTACGGGTGGCTCGTTACCGGTATCCATGGTCTGATGGTAACGAGGTGTGCAACTGGCGGCATGGTGGTGCGCACACGGGTGAGGGCCCGCTCCCGGTGGCGAGAGCGGGCCCTTGGCGCGTGCGGGGTCAGCCGTGCAGGCTCTGCCGCGCCCCGTCCGGCAGGTCCTTCAGTACCTCGCGGATCGGGAGCCAGCGCGGCACGTCCGGCTGAGTGCTCGGCTCGTCCGGGTCGATGGGCTTGATGTGGGAGTACCCCTTGTGCGGCACCCACAGGCCGAGGCCGTCCTCCACGCCGACGAGCAGGACGAGGTACCCGGCGTTGGCGGCGTGCTCATGGGGGCGGTCGTTGAACTTCGCGTCGCTGGCGGCGTAGAGGCGCCCGGCGAGGTCACGGCCGACGCCTGGTGTGGAGTGCGGGTCGGCGTGGTTCTTCAGCCAGAACCAGCCGTAGGCGCCGGGGGTCTGCGCGATGCCGAGGACGGTGTCGATGGTGGGCCAGTTGGGGAGGTCTGCGGTGGTGGCGTGGCGGTCGGTCATGGGGTTCATCCTGTCGTGTCGGGCGGTCAGGCGGAGGGCTGGAACCCAGCGCAGGGGCAGATCGGGACCGCGCTCCAGGCGCCATTCCGCTGGCGCGTCCGGGGCAGGTTGGCCCAGCACTTCGTGTCGCCGTGGTGATGGTCCGCACCAGAGTGGCCGCACTCCGGGTTCGCGCAGGTCGCATCGCGCGGAGGGAGTGGGCTGCTCACGTACTGCGGCTCGGCGTCCGAGAACTCGATCAGCTTCACCGGGTACGTCCCGTTGTCACGGTCGGGGTCGATCCGGTCGATGACGTCGTCCCAGCCCTCACGCCAGTCGTTGTTGTACAGGCCCTCGTTGTCCGCTGCCGCGCGCACGGCCTGGACGTCTTCGACGGTCTGGGAGATGGCGTGTTCGCCGATGGCCTGCTGGAAGCGGAGGTAGGTGGCCTCATCGAGGATCGAACGGAGGTGGGCGTCGACCTCGGCGGGGGTGGCGTTGGAGCGGGAGGGCAGTTCAGTCATGGTTCATCCTGTCGTGTAGGTGAGCTAAGCGGCCAAAGCATCCGCGAGGAGCTGGACGCGGGTGGTGATGGGGCAGTCGAAGGGGGCGAGGTCAGACGTCATTCAGCTCGACGCTTTCGGTCCCTCGCGCGCCCTTTGGTGGCGAAGTACCTGAGCGTTGCCTCGCGTCCGCACTGGCGGCATTGGCGATGACCGCTCGGCTTGACGTAGGTGTTCTCTGGCGTGAACTCGTGGCCGTGAATGCAGTGCGTCTTACGGGCGTTGACCGCCGCGAAGCTCTCGCTGCGCAGGGAGTTTTCGCGCCTCGTGACGGCTTCGAGATGTTCCGGGTTGACGCAGTTGCGGACCCGAC